TCCTAATAGACTTATAGAGTTTACAATAGGTTGTTACACGTTAGCTCCACGCGGTACTTTAACACCGCGTACCCCACACATATAGGCGGTTACCAAACCGTCAATATGGGGTACCCCACCGGCTTTTGATGCGAGCGCAACCGGGACGCACAGAACGTTCCAAGTGCCCATCATGAGAAGGTGTTTCACCTCCCCGGATGAGGAACTTCATGAGTGCTCCGACCCCTTCTAAAGGATCGGACACCATGGAACTACTAACCTGCGGTGCTTTTACTTCAAAGCGGTGCAGGTCCTCATTCCATCTTGAGATAGAGTAAGTGTTGGTAACACTTCTCCATCCCAAGCAAGGAGAGCTGTCTAGTACATGTGGCAATGGTCCAAGGATGGACTCACACCATTCACGCACTAGTGCCGCAGTTCCCCACCAACCTTTTAGATATAATTGGTTGGCAAGGGACACAAAAGACAGCATCTCGGGGACATCCTGCCTACTACGTGGAGGCAGACTACGGACGTAAACAGGTGTTACGTTCACGCCGTCGTAAGCATCCACCCCGCACGACTCCCTGAACCTTCCGGTCCAGTGAGACTTACGGGTGTTCACCTTGAGCATAAAACTCTCAAGGAGAGCAATAGTAGTATCCACCTGCGTGACGGGGACAATAAGATCGTCCCCATACACGTAAATCCCTGCCGCAATTCTTGATATGTTGCGGTAAGAGACCGGTAGGTTAGCATTCTGCAACCCAGCTAAGACGCAAATGGTAAAGAAAACCATGCTCTCAACTGGAAAACAGAGTGCAGATCCCATAGACGCGAACTTCTCGAGGGCAATGATACGCCCATCAGGAAGTTCGGCTCTGGTTGACCGACATGCGTCAATCGCTTCCCATAGTTCCGGGAAGCGGTCGAACATAGCGGCAGCCAAAGTCAGCGACACTCGGTCACTAGCTTCAGACAGATCGAGGGTGGCATGTTTGCCATCCAAGGATGCCTGAAGAGCTAGCCGCTGATTGATTGATTGGTCTGTGAAGTTCACATGACCTTTCAATATTGGTGAGGACTCAATGGTGTCAACCATCGACCTCATCAACGCCTGCTGTGTATATTGCATGCACACAGGCTCAATAGCGATAATCCGTGGTGTCTTCTGCGTTTTAGGAACGGTGACCACCCTTACGGGCGGCTCCGCACCAGGATCAAGAAACTTAGGCAGAACAAAGTCATCGTCCCCACCTAACCAGCCTGCATTAGGAACGCAGTACTGATCAAATGGAAAGTGATGACTTAATCTGTGGTGCCAAGCTGGAGCTCCAACTGGGGCTCCTGATTCGGGTCGACAAGCTCCTCGTTCGAGGATTGCTCGAAGACCTCTAGCTGCCAATTCCTCCGGTTTACCCGGTAGAGATTGGTACCAAGATCGGAACTTCGAATTGCTTCGAATCCCCCGTTCTTGGACGGCACCCGGACCATGCGAGGGTCTAAGGCTGTGATTGAGTACATTTTCATGTACCCGTCCCAGACCCATTGACCCGATAATACCAGCTGTTTCTGAGAGTCGTCCAAGTGCTGGATGGCTCTCGAGCTGGCACCGATGGTCCCTAAGCTCTTCTTCAACTTGGATGTAGGCATCGATTGATCTCCTTGTTCTAGAGTTAGTGCAAGGAAGGTTTACCTTCTTCCACATGAGACAAAACTGTCTCACGCAGAGGATGGCATCGGTGCTTGGACATCCAAGCAACCTACCAGACCCAGGTCAAACACCTGGCTGAGGAAACCTTGCAGGAATGCAGGGAGACCTAACCTTTTCTTATAACCAACGAAAAGGTCAGAGCCAACCTCCCCTCTACTCAAGGCTTGTTCAAAGTCTGAGCAGAAGGATGGTAGGGCTATCGTTAAGTATGATAGACCCTCATGTTTGATCCTCCGAGATACCGTTCTGGCGTCTCGGTGGGTGTCGGTGTCGCATCGCATGCTCATTTCTTCGAGCATGCTACTCCAGAGCCACTTAAGGCTTTTCATCATCTCCTCCTATGATAAGGGGGTTTTGATCCATAGCACTAAGGGTCTGGTCCACACAATAATCGGGGGGGGCTAAGTAGCCCCCCCGACCATCCTACTCGACGGCCGATAGGTCAGTAGAGATTCGGGAGCTTGGCAGCTCCCTTATCTTCATCTGACTTTTCGGACTGGTCGTCAACCGTCTCATCCTCCTTAGGGAGAACTTGACGGATGTGACTGACGACCGAGTCGTATACCATATCAAATGAACTCGATATGGTATCGCAACCCGATAAAGCGATGGCCAAGCACCCAGACAATACGAGGGTGCCTGACCGGCGCAAGGGAAGCTTACGACTCACCGCCGAGGACCTTGAGCACGTTTGCGCTCGTCAACCAGCCAACGAGACCGGCGACGTCATCATCGATTTCGGCGTTCGAGAACCCCGCGATGGGGTGATCGATCACGACGTAAACCGAGTGACTCGCCGTCACGTTTTGGGCTGGAATGAAGGGATCGGCCGTGGTGATCTTCCTGTTAAGGCGGACCACCCGACGATTCCTCTTCCCTGTCTCCTGGTGCGAAATCACCATTTCGTACTCGCCGTTGTCCTCGCGATACTTTGAGGACCCGACGTCACGGGAGATAGCGGGAAGCGTTTGCGCCACCGCGTTCACGGTAACGGTCTGTGGATCAGAGAACATAGTGCATGACTCCTAGAGTTTTGGTTACGGTGCAAAATCGCACCTACTCACCATCCTAGTCTAGATATGCCTAGGGCGGCGAGTATGAGCTTCTGACGCGTAGAAATATCGTCAGAAGTGACGCCAAAGTTATAGGGAGAAGCCTGCCGACGCTGCTTGTATACATTCGTCCTAATTGCGGACGATTCGATCCAAGTAGCTGCTGAGTGGGGTTGCCACCCATTTTTCATATGCGCTCGTTCTGACAGAGTCGATTTACCAACTGACTCCGCCATTACAAATGCATAGTCGGCGACCAGGTTTTCGGCTGCATTCTCGGACATGTTAGACAGAACGTCTCCCAAGTTCGTGAAGTAGTCGACTAACCATGACCATGGAGTGATTTCCCATACGAGTGAGGGCGTGAGGTTTAAACCCCACAATGCCCTCCGGGCGCGATCTGGCCACTGGCTGGAACCTAAGTCCGGTATGTTGTACCGGAATCCAGCCGTGAACCAAGCTCGCTCCTCGAAGGACACTGTATACGTCCTATACCCGTAGTCGAATCCGTACATCTCACCCCATACGACTGGTCTCAAAGGCTGACCAACTTGGTACGGCCCATAGACCAGATCGGGTTGAGATTGACGGAGAACAAGACCCGACCTTCGAACTCTTTTGCCATTGTCTTTGCGCAATTGTTCGAGAGCTTTGGCAGTCCTATCAGAAAACTCATAGGCCTGCCTTATCTCCTTGAGGAAGGGTTCCCAACCGAATTGACCATCAAGATACCTGTTTCCGATATTAAGCAGGCCCTTGGCTGTTTTCTTCATGCCAAGAACTGCTTTTGCGGCATACAGGATGATGTCAATCGATGGGAGTCGGTTCAACTCAGCAAAGAACTGTGCAGAGTCCACCTCGGCGTTGCCGGGGCGGTTTCTCTTCCAGCCTGTGCTGCCCAGAATGTCCAATTCGGCATTCGACTTCGCACCGCGAACTTTACCACCTATGGTGGTTGTCGTGGGGAAGGCAGAGAGTGGCAAACCTAGCCACCCGCTTGGGAGCATCCGTCCACTAACAGCTCTTTCAAAGGAGCTTGTGAAGTTGACACGTGCACAATCGTAAGTAACAGAACGTTTGTGCAGTTCCAACGGCCCACCGTTTCTAAACGGCGGACCCGGATGTAGTCGATCCGTACATTGTTCATCCCACATTTCCCAGGCAGTTACGGGGATAGTTTGGTTCCCGTAAGTGTCAGTGACGGTAGCGCCCTGAATAGCGCGCATACCGTCGCGGGTTCTGTGGCGCGGAGGAGAGTACAAAGGATCCCAGCCCATATAGTTATATTCGGACTGGTGATCTCTATTCCTTCTTCCGCGACCCATGGTCATCTCCTTAGGTGATTCTGGCGCCTCCTCCGCACGATGCGGAGGCGGCTGCGTCACACCGACGCTGTGGGTGCCCCGAAC